TGCACCACAACGTGAGTGGTGTAAGTGCTAAGGGTCCAGTTGATAACGCTCACAGCAGACGAACTAATCGTGCGCTGCGTATGGGCCGTAGCGTCTTGCGGAACCGCCTGCGACGGCGTGTTGACGATTTTAGCGTTAGCCATTTTAGTAAGTGAACTGGGACATCACTACCTTAGCAGCCGCACCACCGTGCGCTCGCATCTTAGCTAGCCGCGCAGCCTCTTTAGACCACCAGCCCTCAAAGGGCACTATCAGATGATGGCCGTTGGTGCCGTTAGGAGCAGAGCCGTCAAAGGTAACGTGAATATCCCCGCCCGTAATGGTGATGTAGCAACAGGTGGTACGCGGGTCAAAGGGAGTGGTGAACTGATAGACTGCCGCATTGTCTACGGTGAGCGTCTGCCCCGGTTGCGTCCCGTTCGGGAGAGGATGGAGATTAACAACGTAGCTATTCATTAGTAGAGACGGTAGGAGCGGTTAAGATGCGTAGAAATACGGTGGGCCACAACACCTGACGACCTCACTACATCAACGCCTGCAAGCTCCGCATCAAGCACGTTTTGAGCGAAGCCGTCCTCGGCAGCAGCAACGTCATTCTTACCATCCGCCCGCAGCCAGTCAGCATAGGCCCCGTGACTGATGTACTCCTGCCACTCCTCGGGGATCGTGCTGCTATCGGTAGTATACGGCCCATCCCAGTCCATCTTGTAGGTCACATAGGCAGAGGCCGTAGAACTGCTAGGATCGGCCACAACCGCCGCGCCCGCATTGGTGACGTAGAACTCAAGCTCCACAGCCGAGTTCATATAGAACGGCTGGTAGATCTTGTGGACCCGCAGGAACTTGTCGATGGTTGGCTTACCGGCCTGCGCGAAGGGGATAATGTTGCTGTTAAGGGTAGCGGTGCCGGTGCCAGTGCCCACAGCCGTCGCCACAAAGGTAGTGCCCACCGTGCTAGCCGAGGCCCCTACCGCAATCCAGTTGGTGCCTACCCCAACCGTCAGGATGGTGTAGGTGTAGCCCACCACAAGCGCCGTAGCGTTAACCGTAGTGGACTGATAGTTGCGAAGCTCACCTACCACCAGCCAACGAGGCCAAAAATCCGTAGCCTCGTAAGCCAACCGAGCACGCCGATTGATGAACTCGGTGATCTGCGTCTGCGCGTTGGCGTCGGGCGACGGGATGCCGCACAACGCCTTTACGCGATTATAGATCGAGCTATAGGTGACGTTAGCCATTAGACTTTATTGGGGGCCAGATGGGGGAAGTAACGCTGGTAGTCCCGAATGAAGCCTTTGTCGTGCATCGCCTGATGCCCGTACTTCTTCCGCATATTGAACCACTCCCACGCCGGGGTCACCGCGACGCAGCGGAGGTTCTTAAATCCGAACTTCTGGTTCTCCTTAATCTTCTCAGCTTCCTGAGCACAGAGCTTCTCGCGCTCATTCTCCCAAGCCTGCTTGAGAGCAATGCCAGTGGTGATCTCCCGCATCAGGGCGCGGTCAACCTCGCCATCTGCATACTTCGGGAGTGACGTAATGATGTTCATAAAAAAGCCCGTGCGGCATTGTACCACACGGGCTTCGATTAAGGCTTAATTGCTATTAGGCAATCACGCGGATCTGGCCGTGGGCCAGCGGGGAGAAGACCTGAAGGGTCGCCGCCGCGTCCACGAAGCCCTTCTCACCACCACCCGCATTCGGAACGCGGGTCGAGCCAACGCTCAGAAGCTCGGCAATGCCGATATAGTTGGGGTTGATGATGTAGCCACGGTTGGCGTCCGGCATACAGGCAGGGTTGCCGTTGACCACCGAGATCAGACCGAAGTCCGAGTCATAGGTGTTCACCGATAGGGTGATCTGCTTGTCGTCCGCCATCTGGTTAACGTGATAGACGTTCTCGCTGGTGTTGCCGTCCGCACGGGCGAACCCGCTGACAACGCGACGCAGGGCCGTACCCGCAATCAGGCTCAGCGAATCCACATTCCCGGTCTGGGAGAAGATGGAGGCGATGAGGCCGTTGAAGGCGTTCTCCGTCAGGGTGCCGGTGCCGTGGATGGACGCCGCCGGGGTGCGGTAAGCAGCCGGAACGTCAGCGCCGGGAGCGGCTTGCAGCCACAGACCCAGACCACGCGCCTCATAGCGCGTCGCAGAGCCGTCTTCCACCGCACGGTCGTCGTCCGAGCAGAAGGTGAACTCCATATCGCGCTTGAGTTCGCGGATGGCCTTCGACTCGGCCTCCGCGAGGCGGGCCGGACCAACGGACTCGACAGCCTGCTGAAGCTGGCTGACCATAAAGTCACGCCGGAACAACTGGATGTAGTTACCGAGACGGGCGCGGTTGGTGAACTTGTCCGTGTAGGTCGAGATGTCCGTGCCTTCCTGAATACCCGCCTTAGACGGGGTAGCCAGAGCATCGACCGTCCACTCGTTATAGGTGGCGGTGGCTTTGCTCTTGGTGGCGAGGGAGGTCAGCGGGGTCTCCTCGGGGGCGAGGACGGTCAGGACATCCGTGAGGTCTTCACGGTTGGAAATGGCCGAAGCATTCGTGCCATTGGTTTTGCTGTAGGTGTTAGAGAACGACATTGTAGTAGTTAGTTAGGTTCGAGAATATTGAAGAGCGCGGATTGCTTTGAAGTCCTTATAACTGCCGCTCTTGTTAAAGCGGGCGGAAAGGTCATTCAGGGCCTTCGACTGACGAGCCTCGGGCTTTGAGGATTCTGCGCCTTGGTTCATCACGGGAGACGGGGGAGAGAGCCGGGCTGACGACTTCGCATCGGCAGGACGGCGACCATACAGGCTGTTCGCTGCGTGGGCTAGCAGGTAGGGCAACTGGGGCGCAAGATCAGGCAAGAGCCTTTCGACTGCCTTAAACTTAGCGTCACTCACCATCGCCTCATACTGCTTGCGGACATCATTGTCTTCTCCCTGTAGCCAAGAAAGCTCAAGTTTTGCTTTCTCACTCATAGCTTGCTTCATATCGGCGCGGCTTTTTGCCAGAAGGATCTCCTTCCCCTGAGCGGGAATGTACACATCCCTAGCCTTCCGCGCACGCTTCACAATCTCTCTGAGTTCGCGCTTGGTATACTCTTTGCCGCCTTCGTTCGTCACGACTTCGTCGGCACCGAGGTCTTCGGCTCGGTCGAGCCGCTCCTCTGCCCATTCCATCACCTCCGAAAGCTCCTGATATTTGGCATCAAGACCTTCCTTAGTGTCGATGTTAGCGTAGGGGTTGTCTTTAACCTTCGCTTCGAATGAGGACTCCTCGCGCTTGGCAATCTCTGCTTTAAGGGCTTCCACTTGTTCCTCAGCAGCCTTACGTTTTGCCGTGAGTTCCCCGAATCGGGCCACAGCTTTGCTGCCGAGTTTCTGCGAAAGCTCCTTAAGCTCCGCTTCACTCATAGATTCCAAGTCGTAATCCTTTGAAAGAACCTTCGGATCCTCTTCGGGCTTAGGTTCCTCAGAAGTCGGTGACGGCTCTTCTTGCTTCACCTCCTCCTTCGGTTCCGTAGGCTCGTTGGGAACCTCCTCTTTGGCCTCTTCCTTTGGCTCCTCTGGCGGATTTTTCGCCTGAGCAGCTTCCGTAAAAGCCTTATATCGCATAGCGATTAGCTCGCTATTAGACATATTCTTACCCACAGGTTTTTGGACGGCTCCTGCGTTAGCCGATTGGACTTCAGTAGACATTATGGGTGCCGTCTTTACGCCACGGGCATTGCGAGGCCCGCAGTTTAACACACCCAGTCAGTTCATTAACCCGGCAGTCCCTGCATCTTACGCATTCCGCGCCTAATCAGGAGGTCTTGATAGTTGGACAGGTTCAGGATCTCGTCGTAAACCTGTATCTTGCCGCTAATCTCCCTGACGCGACCGTCAGGAGCCCGGGGAAGGCTGGAAATAGCCAGTTCCCGGCCTGCCGCGACCCAATCGAGGAAGTCGAGAAACTGCTCTCGCTCCCCCAGAAACCTAATTTGCTCCTCTAGCGGGTGCTTCTTATTGCCGAATAGGTTCATTGATTGATAGTCTGGGTCTCAACCCCGCCCATCTGGGCAGGAGCCGTACCCAATCGACCGATCTCAGCGTTCTGCTGCTGGGTCAACGCGAACTGGTACTGGGCGGTGTACTTCTCCAGCCGGGTACGGAACGACTCGTCCTGTTGCAAGCGGCCCATAACGTCTTGCTGGGCAACGTATTGCTTGATTACCTCAAGTGCAATCTGTGCCCCATTGGGTCGAGCCCCGGCCTCAATGCCAGCGTAGATCTTAGAGAGGTCGTCCGTCACCAACTTGACTACCTGCTGCTGCGCCTGCTCGGCGGGTTGCAGGAAGGCGTCGGCCATAATGGGGTCGATCTGGGTGGCGCTGATTTCCAGCAGCGCATCGACATTGATCCGCCCATTCTTGTCCAACTGGAGCAGATTGACGAACTGGGTCAGCCGCGCCTCCACCGTCTCGGGGTCGTTATTGAGGACATCAAAGCTAATCTTGATGTCGAAGTCCTCGTCAGGGTTGCCCTTATCGAACCGCATAGGGTCCGCCACCCCGGTCACGCGGAAGAACATCTGCTCGGGGCCGAACCGCTGGTAAGACTTGAAGCAAGCCTTTAAGACCTCCTGCGCGTGATTGAGGAACTTGTTAACCAGAAACTGCTGACGGATCTGGCTGATGGGATTGTCAGCCGCGAGACCGACAATCTTATCCGCCGCATCAATCATCGTGTTCTCCATCTCCACCGAGCCGGGATTGTAGGGAGGGACAGGGCCGAAGGTAATTTCACCAGCACGGCGCACAGGAACAAAGCGTCCCGGCCCCCAGTCGGAGGGTGGGTTGCCCGGTTGATGCATAATCGGAGGCAGGGTAGCCAAGCTATTGCGATCCACGCGGCTATCCCGCTCGGCCTTCACCTGATCCTGCGGGCCCTTAAGGATGTCGGCAAAGGTTTGGATGTCGTACAGCCGCTTGTTGTCCTCCGACAGCCGAGTCACGACAAACGGATAGTCGTTGTACCCGTTCAGAAGCTCGTACTTGGCGTAAGGCTTGATGTCGCCCTGCCCGGTGAACTTCGGGTTGAACACCGTGATGTAGATGCCTTCCGAGCCATCCTCGGGGTCAATGAGGCGATTGAACGCATACACCACCTCGACCAGTTCCGTCGCGTCGTACTGCTGGCGATACTGGGAATAGGACGCGGATCGCGTGCTGTAGATGTTCTCCAGATTGTAGGTGTTAACCCCGCTGTAGTTCTTGATGATGTGCTCGCACCACTCCATATCCCAGCCGTCCGAAGCCGCGCGAGACAGCACCTCCTGCACGGAGAGGAAGGTGCGGTAGAAGACGAAGGGAGCCCGCTGCGGGTCGATGCAGTAGGAAGGAAAGAACACATCCCCGTCCGGCGCACAGGTCTGGATGAAGGGACGGTCCACGGACAGGCGGCTGATGGGGATCTCACCCGTGCCCGTAGCCCGCAAGTCCTTCAGGGCCTTCTTGGCCTTTTTGTCCATCAGGTCAGGGTAGACGGACTTGAGCATCTTGATGATGTCGTCGTCATTCTGCCCCTCGACGATGAGCTTCGCCAGTTCCGGCGAGTTCACCGCAATCTGCTGCAAATCAATCTTCTGGAGATACTTCTTCTCCATCCGCTCCCAGCCCACGTAGGTGATCATCAACCCACGCTCCAAGAAGTAGTTGGCCCCAAGCTCCATCTCCTGCCGGAAGCGTTGGATGTAGGAGGAACGCATCCACTTGATGAACGCACTGACTACGCGAGCCCGCCCAGAATCCGACATCTCCACCGGATAGGCACGAATGTTCGCCCGCTCCAGCGCCGACATAAAGATGGAGACGTAGTTGTTGATACGCTCATCAATGATGCGGGCCTCCGTATCAGACGCACCCTCCCACGGGAAAGCGTCCGAGCCGTGCTTCCGCAAATCCGAAGCCTTTCCCGGCCAATAGCAACGACGGCTATCCGAACTGTTCAGGCATTGACTGAAGTAGGTCGATAGCTCGTTGGTGGTGCGTGTGTATGCCTTAACGAGCGCAACAACGTCGGGACCGTCATTATCGACAAACGTCAGGGCCTGCTGTTGTTGGGTTTGGAGCATAGTTTAGCGTGGGAGATTGCGTTCTTTATAATAGCACGAACATACTCCTCAGTACGCCCAATCTTGTCCGCAAGCTCGTCTGGGAACATTTCAGCCGTAGTCCGCTCCCGTATCCGCTTTTCGTACTCAAACCGGATGAGCCGGTCTGAGTGCTGGATAAGCCACCTGTTATTGGTGGTCGGATCAATAGGATCGGTCGGGCACATACCGATAGCTGGTTCCAAGTTCATCTGAAATGGCCTCCACCTCAATGAGCTTGCCCACCAGCTTGTCCTTCAGCCGCCGAGGAATGATGACGGGAATCTTCCCCATATCGCGTTCAGGCGCGGAGCAGTAGACCCACTGAGGGTTCTGGGCCTGCTTGAGTACACGCATCTGAATGACTTCTTGGCGCACGGGAGACGTAGTCTCTACCTTTGGAGTCTTCTTCTTCAATAGCCACCCCTATTCGTTTTGGTTGTTTGCATTGCGTCCTCGCTGACAAAGCACGCGGGACTAACAGCTAAATACCGGATGACATCGATGGGGTCTTTCCACGCCTCATCCTGACCACCCTCAGCCGTATACTCCTGTAGGGCTGAGATGATGTTCTGGCACCGTTCCGAGATGTAGAAGTGGGGCCGATTGATTGAGTCGAGGGGCAGCTTCTTGTTGTAGGCCATCTTGCTCTGGAGGGCTTGCAGCCCGTCCTCGATGTCCAGTCCCGGTGCTGGGAGGAACGTCAGCCCATTGTCCGCGAGATCCTCGATGATGGACGAGGCCCCGTCCTGCGTCTGGTACTTCGCGGCACCCAGCCGAGGGTCGATCAGCCGTTCAAAGATGGTGTCGCTGGTCTCGGACTCAAGACTGGTGATTAGCTCCACGTAGTCCTTTATCCCATAGCCCAACCCCTTAGCCCCTTCACCGCTAGACCACTTACCCCCGTGCCACCTAGCCCAGTCCCCTACGGTTGCATCCGGCCACTCCCGATAGACATACCAAGTATCGGACTCATCGATAGCCACCCACGCCATAAACCAGTTCTTCCGGCCAGCGGGGTCCAAGATCATATACTTGGTCTTCCCCTTCAGGTCGATCTTGCTGTGAGGGACTACGTTGATTTCGCGGCTGAAGTTGGGAAACTTGGTGCTGATTGATTTGGTAGCAATACCGTAGGCCCGGGTAAGAATCTCACTCTCGGGGCGTCCTGCCAAGTCTGCTGAGATACGCTCATACCCTCCGAAGGGGTTGTCCCTACTGTGAAAGTAGATGATGCCCGCATCCCGGTTTCGGGATTGCTGAAGATAGGGCACACTCCGTCCACCCAAAAGTTCGGCTGACTTTGATCGCAGAGTTTCCGCTCCCTGCACGTAGTCTCGTACAACCTCTGTATATCCATCAATAGGAGTGAAAGTGACAACGAGCTTACTATTGCGAGTAGCGAGACGAAAACGCAGAGTGCTAAGAAGCTCCGGTCCAACGAGGTATTCGTCACACCAAGCGCCAATATTAATCCAGCTAGGATTCCGGCAACCCAACTCAGCACCCTCAAGAATCGTATCGTTATTGATGAATTGAGCATATGTCTTAAAGATGATGGAACTCTTGCTGATCGGAAGGATGAGACTGGACTTGGAGAACCCGTTCTTGCGGGTATAAGACACGTTCTCCTCCGTACCCAAGACCTTTGTCTTAAACTCCTCGGGCAGGGCGTCGTAGACGGCAGACTGCTGTTGGCGGATGGAGACATCCGCGTTCTGGGCAAAGCACATAATGACGGACTGTGGATTCTCCACAGCAGCCCTCACCACAGCGTGCGCCGCCCAACTGGTCTTCCCAGAACGATTCCCGCCAGACACCAATAGCTCGCTATGGGTGCCCAGCAGTTCCTCCGCATCCTTCCAATGAGGCAGCTTCCAGCCATACCTGTACGGATCACGCTTACTGTTGGCTATCGCCGCGTGAAACACTTCGTGCAGCTTCAGCACCTGCTCAGGCTCCATTACCGCCAACTCCTCGTCAGTCGGCGGCTTTAGGACTTCGTGCCTTTCCCAGACTAGGGCCATTGTTAAAGGAAAGCCTCGTTTTCTTTAATTCCAGAAAACGGAATTAAAGGAAAGCCCACTTTGCTTTGCACGTTGAAAAAACACGCCGGTCTTTTCAACACGCCTCCACCGGCTTAGCCA